CCGGTGCGGATCGACAAGGGCTCGGCGGCGGCGTCGCTTATCCCGACGTTGCTCGAGGCCGGTGTCGAGGTTCACACGGTGGGGACGACCGAGTACGCGCAGGCGTGCGGCGGTTTCTTCGACGCGGTGATGGCTGGCCGGGTCCGGCATATCGATCAGACGCCGCTCACGGCGGCTGTGCAGGGTGCGCGCAAGCGCCCGCTTCTGGATGCGTGGGCATGGAATCGCAAGGACGTGACGACGGACATAACGCCGCTGGTGGCGGTGACGTTGGCGATGCACGGCCATGCGGAGACGGTGGCGACGAGGCCGACGAGCCCGGGCCGCGGTCGAGTGGTCGCGCTGGACTGAGCGGGATCGTGACGCTGGCGAATATCGCCCCCGAGCTTCTGCCGCCGCAGTGAACCTGTCCGCCGCGACGCTGCGACGGGTTCACCTGGCCGCGATGGTCGCGTGGGCGCTGCTGGCCATTCCAACGGTGATCTGGTGGCACGACTCGATCCTCTGGGTGGCCGGGATCAGCGTGTACGCGAACTTCGCGGCCCACTTCTCCGCCTGGCAGGGCGCCCGTTCCGAGCAGGCATCCGAGTGACGAAGGGAGCCCCGTGACCGCACCTGGCGTCTCGCTGCTCCCGGAGTTCGCTGGGGCGACGTTCCCCGCGCCGTCGATCCCTGGGCTGTCGGACGATGAGCAGCGGCTGGTGATCGGCCTGTCGACGAAGCTGACGTACTTGTCGACGGAGATGCTGATCCGCAACGCCTACTACGAGGGCACGCAGCGGCTGCAGGACCTCGGGATCTCGATCCCGCCGCAGTTGGCCGGGGTTCGCACGGTGGTGGACTGGCCGCGGATCTGTGTGGACCCGCTGGTGCAGCGGTGCATCGTGGACGGCTTTCGGCTGCCGGACGCCACCGATGTGGACGACGAGCTGTGGCAGCACTGGCAGGCGAACGACCTCGACGCCGAGTTCCCGCTGTGTGCGCTCGATGCGCTGGCACTGGGTCGCGGCTACATGATCATCGGTTCCCCGGATCGGCCCGGTGATTCGCCGGTGATCACGGTGGAGTCGCCGCTGAACTGCTCGGTGACGTGGGATCCGCGTACCCGCCGCAACACTGCCGCCTATCAGGCGTATGAGGCGGAGGGCGTGTTCCGGGCGGTGCTTTACACCCCGAATCAGACGATCTCCATGTCGCGGGAACTGTCCGGCAACGGCTGGTCTGTGGATGACCGTGATCAGCACCGTTTCGGCGAGGTGCCGGTGGTGCGGTTCGTAAACCGGGCCCGGTCGGCGCAGCGCGAGGGCCGCTCGGAGATCACCCCGGCGATCATGAACACGACGGACTCGGCGTGCCGGTCGCTGCTGGGCATGGAGATCGCGCGGGAGTTCTACTCGATCCCGCACCGCTACATCCTGGGCGCGCAGGAGTCCGACTTCGTTGACGCCGCGGGGAACGCAAAGACTGCGATGCAGCTCACGATGAGCAAGTTCCTCGCGTTCGAGCGCGACGAGGAGGGCAACGTCCCGCAGGTCGGCCAGTTTCAGGCGTTCGACCCGTCGGTGTTCACGAAGATCGTTGATGAGCACGCCCAGTTGATGGCGTCCTACACCGGCTTCCCCCCGTCGTACTTCGGTCAGACGACGACGGCGAACCCGGCGAGCGCGGACGCGATCCGGGTGTCGGAGAACGGTCTGGTGCGACGCGCGCAGGTGGTGCAGAACCAGTTCTCTGGGCCGCTGGAGCAGGTGATGCGTCTGGCGTGGCGGTTCGCCAACGGCGGCGCGGAGGCCCCGGCGGCGATGGCCCGGCTGGAGACGGATTGGGAGCCGGCGTCCACGCCGACCCCGGCCGCGACGACGGACAGCTTGTTCAAGCAGGCGCAGATGGGCGCGATCCCGGCGACGTCGGACGTGACGCTCAAGGCGCTGGGCTGGTCTGCGGTGGAGCGGGCACGGCTGGCTCAGGATCGGGCCCTCGACCCGGGCGCGTCGTTGCTCGCGGAGCTGTACGAGTCACTGGGCGCGAAGGAAGCCCGGATCGACACGTCGGTGGCCCGCGACATCAACCCGGGCGCGGTGAAGGCCGCCCCGGTCGTGTCTCCGAGTGGTGCCCTGACCGCCGCGCCGGTGAAGCCGAATGTCAGCCCCGGTTCAGCAGCCGGCGCCTGACGCCGCGCAGCATCAGGCCGCACAGGGCGGCTTGGCGGTGGTCCTGGCGTCGTCGCTGGCCGCTCTGTGGGCGTCGCTGGACGTGACTCGGCTGGCTACGGCGTTGCCCGCGTTCAAGGCGGGTGTGGCGGCGGTGGTGATCCGTCACGCGCAGGCTTCGGCGGCGTTGGCGGCGCAGCAGTACCAGCGGCAGCGGGTCGCTGCGGGTGTCGGGGGTTCGTTCCGGCCGTCCGCGGCGCCCCCGCCGAAGGTGGCGCAGATCGCACAGTCTGTGGACTGGGCTGTGCAGCCGTTGTGGAACTACAACGTGCAGACCGCCGCTCACGAGAATCAGCAGCGACTCCGCGAGGCACTCGCTGCCACTGGAACGCCCACAGCGGACTACCTCGACGCTCTCTTACAGATCGAGCCTGCCCAAGAAGCGCCGTCAGCCGGGTCGGCGATTGCGGACGCGAAGGCACGCCTAGCTGCCTCCAGTGAGCGGCTGGTGCTGGACACGGGCCGGAACACGGTCATCGACAGCGCGCAGCGTGACCCGAAGGCGAAGGGCTGGGCGCGGATCCCGGAACCCGGGGCGTGCTCGTTCTGCCTGATGCTGGCCACCCGCGGCGCCGTGTACCGCTCGGAGTCGACGGCCGACTTCAAGAGCCACGACAACTGCCGGTGTCACGTCGAGCCGGTGTTCACCGCCTACGAGCCGTCGGCTGCCGTCCGGCAGGCGCAGGCATTGTGGGCGAGTTCGACGCGCGGCAAATCCGGTAACGCGGCACGGATCGCGTTCCGGCAGGCCGTCGAGGGCCGCACGGCCCCCACGAAGTAACCGCACCATCCCGGCCGCACGGCCAACCCCCCACTCCGCACGGAGGTCATGCATGTCCGAACCCGTCGCCGAGCAGCCCGCCGAGACCCCGGAGACGCCTGCAGAGGCGCCGAAGGAAACCGACTGGAAGGCCGAAGCCCGCAAGTGGGAGACCCGGGCCAAGGAGCACCAGGCGAAGCTGAAGGAAGCCGAGCCGATCGTCTCCCAGTGGAAGGCGCTCGAAGAAGCCTCCAAGACCGAACTGCAGCGGGCGCAGGAAGAAACCGCCCGATGGCAGACGGACGCGCAGAACTGGCGCAAAGCCGCAGTTTCGTCACGGGTCGAAAGGCTCGCCGCCGACCAGTTCGCCGACCCGTCCGACGCGCTCTCAGCGATCGACCCCGCGAAGTACCTCGGCGCGGGCGGCGAGATCGACGAGGCCGCCATCAGGACCGACCTCGCTGCGGTCCTCGAGAAGAAACCGCACTGGCGCAAGCCCGAAGGCACGCCAGGGCCACGAATCCCCGCCCCCAACCCCGCGCAGGGGTCCGGAGTGGACGGCCGGGCCGCCAACGACCCGGCCACTCAGTTCGCAGCACTGATCCAGCAGCAACTCAACCGCTGACCTCTGGGGCCAAATCGGCTCCCTAGAGCCACCCACGAAAGGAAGCCGTAATGGCATCCCAGCTCTCAGCTGTCGCCCCTACCCTGCTCCCGCCGACGATCACCGGGCCCATCTTCCGCAAGGCCACGGAGTCCTCGGCGGTCCAGCAGCTCGCCCGCCGCGTGCCGCTCGCCGTCAACGCGCAGACCGCCGTCCCCGTGCCGATGGACATCCCCGAGGCCGACTGGGTCGGTGAGGGTGGCGCGAAGCCCACCGGCGGCGCCGCGGTCGGCGTGAAGACCATGACCGGCAAGAAGGTCGCGCTCCTGCTGCCCGTCAGCCAGGAAGTGGCCATGACCAACGCGGCCGGCCTGTACGAGCAGCTCCAGCAGGACCTGCCCACCGCGCTCGCCCGCGCGTTCGACTACGCCGCGATCCACGGCAAGTCCCGCAAGACCGGCAACGCCGGCCCGTTCGCCGACTACCTGGCGATGACCGGCAACTCCGTCGAGCTCGGGACCGCCGCGCAGGACGCGGGCGGCATGTACACCGACCTCGTCAACGGGGAGAAGCTGGTCAGCGACAACCTGTACGACTTCTCCGGCTGGGCCGCGGACCCGCGTCTGCGCCCCACCCTGAAGCTGCAGACCGACACCCTCGGCCGCCCGATCTGGGTCAACGACCCGACGCTGGGCATGAACGGCGGGCAGCTCATCGGCTACAACGCCTTCTACAACCGCGGCGTGTCCGGGAAGTACCGCTACTCCGGTGACAAGGTGCAGGTCATCACGGTCAACGGAAGCCCGACCGGCGGCACGTTCACCCTCACCTTCGGCGGCCAGACCACGGCCGGGATCGCCTACAACGCGTCGGCTGCGACCGTGCAGTCCGCGCTGCAGTCGCTCGGCACCGGCTTCGCGTTCGGCGGGTCCGCGGCGCAGACCGCAACGGTCACCGGCACCGGCCCGTACACGGTCACGTTCGCCATCACCGGTGCGGCGGGTCCGATCACTGCCAACGGCTCGGCGCTCACCGGCGGCACCAGCCCGTCGGTGACGGTCGCGCAGGCCGCCACCTCCCCGAACAAGGACACCGGCGTGCGGGCGATCGGCGGCGACTGGTCGCAGTGCGCCTACGGCGTCGGCATGGACATCTCCATCAAGATCAGCCAGGAGGCGTCCTACGTCGATGACGGCGGCGTCACCCACAGCGCGTTCCAGGAAAACCTCGTGCTGCTGCTCTGCGAGGCGTACTACGGCTTCGTCGTCGGCGACCCGAACGCGTTCGTCGTGATGACGGACAACTCCTGACGATGCCGCTCATCACCCTCACCGAGGATGGCCCGCTCGGGAAGGCCGGTACGCAGGTGTGGGTCGACGACGAGAAGCCGGCCGAGAAGCCGCATAAGTCGGCCCCGAAGAAGTCCGCGAAGTCGTGACCCGAAGGTAGGTGCCGAGTGACTGTGATTGCGAGCGATCTCGGCACCTACCTGGGTGCGACCGTGGACGAGACCCGCGCCGACTACCTGATCGACCGGGCCATCGACCTGTGCCTGTCGATCTGCGACCCGCTGCCGGCCACCGCGGACGCCGTGGTGCTGGACGTGGCCGCTCGGGCGTATCTCAACCCGGGGAACGTCGCGTCACAGGGTGCTGGGCCGTTCCCGGTGTCCTACGGGGCCGGCGGCCTGTGGCTGACCCGGCAGAACAAGGCGACGCTGCGCCGTCTGAACGGTGGCGGCGGGGCGTTCACCATCGACACGGCCCCGGCCACGGCCCCGGCCATGCCCTGGTGGGAGGTCAACACCTGGGGCGCCGGTGGGGACGTGTTCGGCGGGGACTGGGATCAGACCCCGTGACGTTCCCGTTCGCGCAGACGGTCACGGTCGTCAAGCGGGTCAAGTCGGGCACGGACTCGTTCGGTAATGACGTGTTCACGACGACGCAGGTCG